TCTAACAGAACAAGGAAGCACAGTCATTGATCGCAACGAGGTGATCAGAACGATAGCCCTTGAGGTGTGTGACACATCGAAGGGAGATACAGATGCCGACTATCATGCGGCAAGGGATACAGTTTTGTATTCATACTTCAGAGACGTAGACAATTACGTCGAAAGCATTAGGTCGTAAGACCATAACCCCTAACAGAAAGGTAGATATGTCCAACGGAGTTATCCTTTGGGAGAGTAGTGCTATTGTGTGTATTGCTACTGGATTGAAGCGACCCAGTAGCAACAAGAAGACAGGCCCGATGATACAAACATACATCATACGGAGAGACATGCATCCAGTTGAGGCAATCAAGACTGGCAACGACGATGCAATCTGCGGTGACTGCGTACATCGAGGAGTGAACGGCAAGAAGAGAACGTGTTACGTTGAGGTAGGCAAGTCAGTCAGTCAGGTGTACCGGAGTTACATGAATGGCGGGTACGAAAACGAATGGACCTATGACTTGTTTAGAGATAGAAAGGTAAGGGCCGGTGCTTACGGTGACCCTGCATATGTCCCACATTCAATATGGAAAGGCATCTATGAGGTTGCGGCTGGCATGACAGGCTACACTCACAGGTGGAAGAATGACTTTGCCCAAGGCTACAAGGATTACTTGATGGCGAGCGTCGATTCAACCGCTGAACTTGAGCAGGCATGGGACATGGGTTGGAATACATTCAGAGTCAGACCGCAGGGAACCAAGAAGATCAAAGGCGAGGCGCAATGTCCGGCAGCTACAGAGTCACCGGCTGAGACTGAGTGTGCCAAGTGCCTGTTGTGTTGCGGCAACCAAAGTAAAGTGAGAGGTGTGTCCCTGGATGTACACGGTATCGGCAGTAAACATTTTAATGTAACCTTAAATTAATGGAATACAATTCAGAAAAAGAAAAAGAAGAATTATATAAGACAATAGCAGAAAGCTACTTAAAGAAGCATGGGCTAGATCATTGGACAGTTAAGATAACGAACACGAAGAGAGTATTGGGTTCATGTAACAGCAGTAAGAAAATCTTATCCCTGTCTAAGCATCACATCAAACACAGCACAGACACAGAGATCGAAGACACCATCAAGCATGAGATAGCCCATGCGTTAGCCAACAACCTTTACGCTGAGAACGTAGGGCATGATAAGCGATGGAAGGCTGTCGCCAAGATAGTTGGAGCCATCCCCAAGCGAGCATCAAAGCAAGGCCCACCTCACAAGTACGAGCTTGTCGATAAACGCTCCGGCAAAGTGATACTCAAGTATCACAGGAAGCCAAGAGGGTGGCGTAACATTCCTACTAGTTGGAGCCTAGTAGGAGATGAATCAAGTAAGGGACATCTTGGGCTGTATGAAGTCGAGGTGTCGGAGATTACAAACCCATTTCTAAAAACAGATAAGAATAAACCAGCATACATGGTTAAAAGGAAACTAATAGAATAATGAAAATAAGAGAGATAAAAGAACTGCGGAAAGGGGCGAAGCTTCCTCTTCCGCCTAAAGGAATTGCTCACGCAGATGCTTTGACTAAGCAGTATTGCGCTGATGAATCGTTCACTCAGTTATGCAAGAGAGTACCCACGCTTGACCTAGAATATTGCGAGCCGGGATCGAAACGCTATGAAGATTTAAAATTATTAAGGCATTATTACAGATGCCAAACAGGGCGTAATGCGTACCCAGAACATCACACAGATATTAAAGAAACTAATAAATGATGATAAATAATTTTGAAGAGTTCATTAAGGCGAGAGGGTTCGGAGAGAAGAGTGAAGCTGATGTGGGAAGAAACACATACAAGTACACATCATGCGGAGCTTTCTTTGCCAAGGAAGATTGGGGTGTTGTGGTTGGCTCCATCGTGGAGGGAGTTGACTACGGCACAGAGACACACGCTTTGAAATATGCATTCGACATTAAAGAATTTTGGGATGCATTAGAGCAAGTGGAGAAGGAAGCAGATCAAATATGGAAGGCGACTCATGGTTGTGATGATTGCGGAGAAGAGAATGAGTTTGGATATATCCCTATCAACCCTGAGTGCAAAGCATGTGAAGGAGAAGGTGCGATAATATGAAATACATAATACCACTAATAATAATGGCTGCCGCCTACATGACAGGCGGATCAACAGAGACTGAAGCCTCCTGGTATGGAGAGAAGTACCGAGGTAAATTGTGTGCCAATGGGACACCGTTTAATCCTGACAAGATGACGTGTGCATCTTGGGACTATCCATTCGGTACGATGCTTGAGGTGAGTTATCAAGGCAGAAAGATCCATGTAAAAGTGACAGATCGTGGGCCTGCCAAGAGATACTACAACAAGGGAAGGAAGTTAGACTTGAGCAAGGCAGCATTTGCCAAGTTGACACAGGGGAATACTGATATAGGAATAATAAGAGTACGCATTACTGTTGTGAAATGAAACTAGAGAAACCAAGGGGGGCGACACACGCTAGGATAGTGACGCCGGAGAAAAAGAAATCCATTGCATCAATCAAGGACATCGATGTGTTTGTTGGCACAACTGGTGTGATTACTTGGTTGAAGGAGACAAGGGGAAACACCTTCAAGGAACTGGGGTCGATAGCCTTTGATGGTGAATTAGAAACTTGATTGTCACCTTAAAAAAATGGTAAACAAAACGGGTGTGGATTGTCCCACCACGACTCACATCTCTTTATGCACCGGCTGTGCAGGGCTTGACCTCGGACTACGAGCAGTTATCCCATCTCTTCGCACAGTACTTTATGTGGAGATCGAAGCCTTCAATTGCTCCAACTTGGCGCAGAAGATGCAACACAACTCCTTGGATGAAGCACCTATTTGGACTGATCTTACATCCGTCCCTGTGGAAAACTTTCGAGACAAGGTATTCGCAATCTCTGGAGGCTATCCATGTCAGCCCTTCTCATTTTGTGGAAGCAGACAAGGCGAAGAAGACGAAGGAGGCAGACACCTCTGGCCGTTTTGTCGCAGAACAATTCGAGCTATTCGACCTGTCTTCTGTATGTGGGAGAATGTCGAAGGACACATCACGCTTGGACTGTCAACAGTCATTAGCGATATGGAACACGATGGTTACCGCGCAACGTGGGGATTATTCTCAGCGCAAGTCGATGCAGATGCTCCGCACCAGAGAAAGAGAGTGTTCATCCTTGGCTTGCGGGAAGATGTCGATGCCGAAATCTTCAAGGACATCTGTCCAGAACTGGCCGACGCCGACAACTCAAGACTGGAGAGATGGCTCGTCGAGGCGGAACGAGGACAACCTAGCGAGGGGTGGCAACCATGCAGTCAGCCTACAGCACAAGGTGCAGGCGGAGAACTGGCCGACACCAACGGTCAGCGACTACAAGGGCAGCGGCCCGATGACTATGAGGGACGACGGGGTAACAAGGATGTGCCGTCTGGACTACGCAGTCGAACAGTCTGGCCAGCCAGACCAGGTGAGCCGCAAGAATCCTGGGAACCACCAAGAACAATTGAAGTCGGTGAGACTGAATCCGAGATGGGTGGAGACGTTGATGGGCTTGCCGGTGGGCTGGGTGATGCCGAGTTGTACGTCTCCTGTGACAATCGAGTAGACGAGTTACGAACATTGGGCAACTCAGTTGTCCCGCAGTCTGCTAGTGCTGCGTTTCTTCATCTAGCAAAAAGACTAATCCAGAATAAATAACATGACAGTATACCGTTGTGGTGGGGTTAAGCCTCATCAGATAAGGGAGACTGTTGAACGTGTGCTGCATGACCATCCTCATTCGATGGTTATCGATGGGCATTTGCCTGCCGTCAGCGCATATCAACAGCCAGTAGTATTTGTGTACTTCTTGGGCTTCGACATACTTGGTTACTTCCAAAAGCCAAGTCTTGTTGAAGGAGTGACCGGCGTGGTCACCAAGCTTGAGTATCTTGGGCCACTCAAGAGTGCATATTCGGCCAAATACCTAGAGTATTTGGAGAACCATTGCCGAATCTATTCGGCGTTTACAAACTGGGTTGAGGTGGACTAGCCTCGGCCCTTCAAGAAAGGAACTAAGTAATGAAAACAGTATACCCAACACACATTGGAGTAACCGTGCATGACTATGAAATTGAACAAGCAGCCAACCATGCAAGTGAGTTTGCCTCGACTGAAGAACACACGCATCGATTGCCGTACGAAGTTGAAGAACCCAAGTTGCATTGGAGAGTAAGTGCAGATAACCACGGAGAGACTCAACATGTTTATGAATCGTTTGATCTTGATGTACATGGTGGGCTTATTAGGCGGGGAGATGATGGCAAGCCAGCGGAGTTTGATACTGAGGATGAAGCGTGGAAGTTTGCGGAGAAAGAGCAAGCCAAGGTAATTCAAAAGCTAACCGATGAAATCAAATCCTATGCTGTTGAGCTACCGACTTGGGTTTGGATCGATCTTCACGCCCATTATGAAAATGTTAGAGGCACAACTAATCACACCATAATTGAAATAGAAATAGGTGATGATGTTATCAAGGCACACGCTGAGTATGGTGGGCCACAAAGAAATAGTGAAACAGGAGATGATATATGGGCATTCGGCAGGGCGTTGAAAGAGTTTAAACAGAAACTAGAAGCACACTTCGGCGGGTCGATACCAGAAGAGAAAGCAAAAGCATGAAAATAGTTAACAAAAATGAGTTACACCTAGAAGATGACAAGTTGGTGTACGTTCACGTTGGAGGGCGGGTCATCTACATCGACAATAGTACAGGCGAGATGCTTGTAGAGATGTGGAGAGATGACGGGGGCTTACCACCTGTAAAAAGTAAGATTTTGCATAGAGAGGAATCAGATTAAGATGAAACTTCACAAACACTTACTGAATGCAGACACCTATGAATGGCTCTTGGACATTGATAGATATTATTTTACATTCAGCGACGATCTGGAAACTCTCTACGTTGAGTTCAGCAAATCTCCGATAACGCAAACGTATCATGCATACAAGAACGATAGTACCGATGAGATGTATTATGATTGGAGCCAAACATCAGCCAAGGCATCTGCCAATGCAGACACAAATGTTCAAGAAGATGCCTTGAGCGATGAAATGTGGACAGTTGTAAACCAAGTCGCCAAACTTCACTTCATAGCTAAAGAGCGTTATCTCTGGGATGAGTATGTAGACCCAGACGGACACACAACTGATGAGGAATGGGAGAGTGGCACAGTAGCTGACCGGATAATGCTAATGGACAAGTGCAGCATGTTAGAGGTTGTTGATCTTGTCCCTCAGTAACTAATCCGCCATGCTGCGGAATTTCCCTTGACCCAATCAAGTATTGTGTCACCTTAAATTCTGTTTGAACAAAATCGTATACAGATTTTGGGATCAGATTGATAGGTATCCCCCCTGTCTTGTTAGGTTGCTGGCTAGAATCCCAAGGGGTAGGCCACTAACCAATTCGGAGATAGCAGAGAAATCCGGCTTGTCTGAGGGGCAAGTCGTGTCGTTAAGCCATTGCACCAACTGGGCGGGGGTGGATATCTATCAGCTAAAGGCATTCAGTCAGGCGTGTGGAGTTGACCTGTTTAATTCCAAGGACATGCGGAGAGTGACTGACTACATAAGAAAGCGTCCGTCATTCAGATATCTCAAAGCGTCAGGTGAATGGGATGTTTTCTACAAGCCTTTGGTTGTGAAGTGGGTAAGTCATTATGAATCTACCAAAGGAAGACCTAGACAAGGCGGTGCTGAACAGCCGGAAGATAAGGAATGCGAACAAGAGTATACAGGGCTGGCAGAAACGGATTGATGATTCATTAAAAGAAAAGGAAGAACACACAGAGAATTTACTTAAATGTAATGCTGACATTAAAAGATTACAGGGCGAGATAAGAAGGCTGGGTGTGCTGTGCCAAGGTATCAACAAAAGAGTGGGAGGATACCAAGCGAAGGTACAAAAGCTGAAGCTTTCCATTAAGGATGAGGAGAAAAGATTGGAACAAAAGTTGGAAGATAAATGGGTAGAGAAAAAGAGACAGGAATTTAGAAGGAACTGTTACGTCAAAAACTTAAACATATGAAATTAAAGAAGAAGAAAGGAGTTTACTATGTCTCCTTTAAAACTGCTGAAGGAACAAAAGAAGTCAGCACTAGATGCACCAACAAGGATGCAGCGTTAAGAGTCTGCGAGCAGGCAGACATAGAGAAGATGGAAGCACTACTCAAGGCGAACTCCTTGAGGGAGGATGTGTTTCAGAAGATGAAGGGTGGCGACAAGATAACCAATGAGCAGGCAATCGAGCAGTACACAGAGTGGTCTGCATCAATTGGTAAGTCTGAAAGAACTGTGCAGGAAACCGTCATCCACATTGAGAAGTTTCTCAAAGCCAAGAAGCTGATGAAGCAAAGGCCAAGCGCCATCAACGAGAAGCTGTTGTCCAGCCATATCAACAGCAAGGCCAGCGACAATAAGGCCAGCACCAGACGTGTGATGTTGTCTGCCGTTGCAAATTACATTGAGTACTGCAATGCCAAGGGTTGGGTGGCTGGCAACCCAGCCAAGCTGGTTAAGATTAACAAGAAGAACCTGTCCCATTATCAGAAGGAAACAGAAGAGAAGAAGGTGTTTACTGATGATGAGGTTAAATGGATTGAGGCAATGACCGATGGGTTCTGGAACGTGGCAGTACACCTATCTTACGAGACTGGCCTGCGTATCGGTGACATCTGCCGACTGGAGTGTGCATCCCACAACGTAGAGGAATCAACGCTGGCTGTGTGGACAGAGAAGAGGGACAAGCGTGTTGAACTACCGTTGAGTAAGAAGCTGAACCTCAAGCTGCACAACTGGAAGGGCGACAAGAACAACACAAGGACGAAAGAGTTGTTCTTCCCTACTGAAAAGGAGAGGCACGAAGACCCAAAGAAACGTAGCTACCACTCAGTAACATTCAGAAGAATTATGGAGGCTCTGGGTATCGAGGGTAAATCATTCCATAGTTTACGAGCTACCTATGCGACCAATGCCAGCATCAATGGCAGACCTTGGTGGGAGATTGCCAAGGACATGGGGCATACAGATGTGGCTACGACTCAGGTCTACATCAAGGACAAGAACAGGTACAAGCCTGTTGCTAAAGTGGTGTGAGCGTTAAGGAACAGGTACTTTTAAACATCCACAAAGCCCTTGATGAAACCGAGGGCGACATAAAGCTGGCGGCAAAGTTGATCGACATGCCGCTCGCCAAGCTCAAGCGGTTAGTGAAGGAGACGCCTGACCTTCGCAGTAAGTGGGGCGATGACAGCGCAGGCCCACCTTCTGACTCGGAAACGGTGAACAGGACACCCACAGTTAAACAAGATCCTGATGAAAAATTTGCCATTGAGTTAAAGAAACAGGACAGACTGCTCAAGTCTGGGCTTGCTGCTGTGGGCATACATGGGGCGGCAGCAGACGAGGCGGTAGCCTACTCTGTGTTCGCCAGACAATCCTTTGACAGCGTCCGTAACATGGTTGACGGTGGAGCAGCCAAGTTATTTGCCGATCTGATGTGCGATGTCCGTGAGGTAAGGGAAGAGATATCTCAGGGAACAGATGACATCGAGCGGGAGAAGGTGCTGCGAGAGGATAGGTCTAGGTTGGTGAAGCATCTGTTGGAATTAAACGACAGAGTTCAGAAAGCATCCTTCACTCAGGCTCAGATACTGGCAAAGAAAGAGGAGATGAAATCGGGTCGTAAGTCTGGTAAGCCAGGATTTACTCCGGTTCAAGCGATACAGATTAAGACAGATGCCAAGACGGTCACCATCAACGAAGGCACTTCCGAAAAGAATTCGGATACTAAACCTGACCTTCAAGATTAAGTGGCTGGACAGAGCCATGCACAATGCCGCTGATGCATATGGTTTTTGTTGTTACGACACACAAACCATCGCCATCACCGCCGGTCTTGAAAAAGATCAGATGGCTGACGTGGTGTTGCATGAGATAATTCATGGTGTGTATTACGCTATGGGTTTAAAGGAAAGCAGCGACGAAGAAAAGGTAGCACATCGATTAGCCACAGGGTTGTGTACCGTTTTCAAATCTAACCCAAAGTTTTTTAAGTGGTGGAGTGAGTTACTTTAATGAGGATGACATCGAGGCGTTGGCAACAACAACCCTCAGTAAGACTGGGCCAAAGCCTAAAGGCACATGGTCACCAGACCTCAACCCCACTCAGCAAAAAATATTCGATACCCCTGCAAGATTCGTACTTGGCTACGGGGAAAAAGGTTCCGGCAAAACAATAGCCTTTGGTCACAAGGTTATCCGCCACGCATTTGAGAACAACAATGCGCTGGTTCTAATCATTGCACCATCCATACGAACAGGTTCCGAAGGTATCTGGCACGATCTTGATACTTTAATAATCCCTGCTTGGGAGGATGGTATTGGCTTGGAGACTACGGCTGCAAAGCTAGACCCAAATACAAAGGACAGGCATCGGTGGGTTAAGAATCGTTTCGATGGTTGGTCAAAGCTATTACTTGTTTCCATTCCATATGCTGCCGCCGTTGAGCAACGGGTCAAAGGCCCAGCGCCATCGATGGTTTATGTGGATGAGATTACCAACTGCGAGGGGCGGGAGTATATGACATACCCAGCCGCGCAGCTTGGCAGGCGGCGTGGTATTGATGGGCCACAGCAATTCTGTGCCTCATGTAACCCAGAAGGGCCATCGAACTGGGTGTACAAAGTATTCTTTGAGGAGTGTTACGACGAGGATACCGGCGAGAAAGACCCAGACATGGAGACTTACCATGTCCCGATCACGGAAAACCTAGACAGGTTGCCGGACGGATACGTCGAGAACCTCCATCGAATACTCAGAACTGACCCAATTGAAAAGCGCAGGCTGATAGATGGTGAATGGGTTGACCGTCCCACCGGAGAAGCCCTGTTCCGAGACTACTTCCAGCCAAACATGCACATCAAGGGAGACGCAATGAGTGGGGATGGGCTGGTTCCAATTAAAGGATACCCAATCATTATCGGGTATGACCTTGGTCAGGTGTTCAGTTCGGTGACCTTTCTCCAGTTGGTTCCGACCAAGGAAAAACTGGTGTGGATGGTGATCGATGAAGCAGATCACCTTGGAGAACGCATACTTTATAAGCGATTAGTGCAGGAGATTCTCCAGAAAATGGCTAAGTGGGACAGGAGAATGAGCCATTCTTTTAAATACCAGCACATATCTGACTCCAGCAGTATCAATCAATGGCATCCTGGTGGCGAAGGTAGCTATGATTCATGGGACATAGAGCGGTTTAGTGACGGTAAGATTAAGCTACAGGGATGCCCGAAGGGTAGTGGCAGCGTGGAGGCAAGGGTCAGAATCCTGCAAAGCAAGCTGTTCCAAGATGAATTTTATGTGTCAGCCGTCTGCCAGAACACAATTGATACCCTCAACAACCTAGAGGGTGACGATAAAACCGGCATAAAACCAAAGCGTTCCAAGTATATTCACAAGTTTGACAGCATATCCTATCCGTTATTAAAGATGGAGCTAACTGGAGCCAGAAACTACTTGCCACAGGAAAATGTCCGGCCACACTTAATACATTGCGGAGTTGATTGATACTTATGGCTAAGTCAAACGACTATAGAAAGGCAGCTACCGGCTCATCACCTAAGTCTAAGATGAGGTGTGGCGAGGTACGTCGAAGCACTAGAGCCGGTAAAAAGATAATGAAGAAGTACTGCGTGGGCGGAAAAGAAAAGCTAGTTCACGCAGGGGCAAAGGGATATGGCCATAACTACAGCGCCGCTGCTCGTAAGTCTTTCAATGCTAGGCACAATTGCTCTTCCGCTAAAGCAGGCACAGCAAGGCACTTGGCCTGTACTGAACTTTGGAAATCTGGTGGCAGAAAAAAATCAAATCCTAAATCTCGTAAAGGTAAATACTAATGGCAATTAATAACATTAACGACAAGGTCGTCTTAAATCTGGACGACAATGATGGCTTGGCGGATTACTTCTCCATGAAAGAACCAGGAGAAGAATGCACCATGACCATTACGGGCAACCTCGATGAGCAGACAGCAGACCAAGCAGTCCTGTCGATAAACAAAGTCAGCGTTGAGGGCTACGATTCTGGTAAAAAAAAGGACGACGACGAGCTTCCCGTGATGATGATCATGGCAGGAAAGGCAAAGAAAAAGGCAGGAGATTCGTACTAGATGGCATTGAAAATCCAAGAGCGTACAGGGCTTACAGGTTCTGGCGTGGCAAAGGAATCCTTGATGGGTGGACAACACGCAGAGTTGTTAAGTGCTGTCGTTATTTAAATTTCACTCTGGAGGAGTTGGCTGCGTCATGCTGCATACCGTTTTCACAACTGAAGAGATGGATGCACTCAGGAAAAGTTCCCAGTCATGTCGCTCTTTTATTCCACTTCCAAGAGGAGGCACTACTAGAAACACAGTATCCAAGTTATGATAGATTTCGAGATTCTCAAAGAGGCAGGCACAACCAACGAGAGGTTGAGGGAAATGTTTACAGCGAAGCTTCCGCCGAAGCCGATGCTGGATGAGCTTCCCAAAGAGGAACGCAAAAGGATTGAGAAGGACATCGACAACAGGAAAAAGATTGAAGATGTAATTAGCAGTCGTGTCTCTGAACATATCCTGTGGTCATTAAAGAACCACCACCTGTATTCATCAGTTGATCTGGCATGGGATTCAACCCCGATCACCAGACAAATAGTTCCGCTAGTGTTGTATGCTCAGAAGAGAATCAACATGGAAGCCTGTGTTAAGGAACTTGGTAAACTAAAGAACACCAGTCAGTACGTTAAGAAGGATGCCAAGGGCAGCGTTGTCGGCATCAACTTGCCTAAATTTTTCGAGGTAAACATCAACCTCATTAGATCGTTTGTTACCCGACGACTAGCCGCACAAAGCAACAGGTTCAACAACCTGTATCCATTCTTTAAGTACGAGGCTAGAACCACAGAGCCAGCCGGTAAATTAAGGGCTGATGTACTGAGCCAGCGCATCGATGTGATGGCAGATCAGTACAACTACCGGCACTTCCAGACCCAGCTTATAAGGGACATGTTCCTCTACGGACACTCAGTAGCATTCCCAAGAGCAGCATGGGAAAGAGACGTGCATTGGGAACAGACTCCTATTGCAGAGCAGTACGCTACCGAGGGTACGATGACCAAGAAGCGTACTAAGATAGTCAGGGAAGGCGTAAGCTGGGTCGCTCCTCACCCAACAAGAACCTTCTATGATTTCAACTATCCCCTAGCCAGCCTCAACACAGATACTGGCTGTGAGTATGTGGGGTTCTGGGACATATGCCGATTCGGTGACATCTTAGAGAATCCTAACTACTTTAATAGGGACGAGGTTGGGTTTAGCTCTGGGCAAATAGGATTGTTCAGTCGGTATGCTAATTACTTTAACCAGTACTACACAACAATCACTCCCCCCACGCAAAAGGATGACCTGACCAGCTTCAATGACAGGAAGAATCAAGTCGGCCACTATGGTGGGGAAGAGAAAGACACGTCGGTATTCATCACAGAATACTTTGTTAAGATCATACCCAAGGATTACGGGATAGGTACTTACCCGTTCCCTGTGTGGGTACACCTCAAGGTTGCTGGAGAATACACGGTTGTTTACGCAGAGATACTGCCAAGCGCACCGGCTTCGGTGTTCTCATTTAACGAGAACGACTCACGTTTGCTGAACATATCCGTGGCACACGAACTGATGCCATTCCAAGATCAATTGACCAACCTGTTCAGCCAGCTACTTGAAACCGCAAAGGCAGACCTGTTCTCTGTCGCCATAATTAACTCAGACTTATGGCCGGACAATGACGAGGGTCATAAGGCTTTAGAGGATTTCCGCAATACCATGAAGGGCGAGAACTTCTACGCCTCTACTCATGCGTTGGATGCCAGCTTCAGCAAGCTGCAAGACTTGGGCATAGACCCAACAGCAGACAACATATTTAAGGTTGTCAGGAGTCAGCCCAATGGGAACCTGACAAACATATTCAACTCAATCACACAGCTACTCGCTATGGCTGAGAGGCTGATGGCTTTGTCTCCGCAAGAGCAAGGTCAGCCAGCGCCAAGGGAAATCTCTGCAACAGAGGTGCTATCCATTAGCAACACAACCGACAGCGTTTACACATTCATATCCGATGCCATCGATGAAGGGCGAGCCAGCATGAAGCGTGTCCTTTACGAGTCGCTAATATCATGTGGCAGCAATTCAATTCACCTTCCAGTTCTTGGGCGGTACACAAGAAATATAATTGAAAGAGCAGGATTTGAGGTGGAGATGGGCGACGGAGATTTGATGGACCCTGACATGGAGCGTAGGTACACCGTCATAGGAAGCAAGCGAGCCTTGTGCCATGACTACATATTTACGAGCCGCGACGGCAGCGAAAGAGCAAGCAACTCACAGGCTGCTAATGTTCTGGTGCAACTTATACAGGTACTCAATCAGCCACAGGTTCTTGGAGCTATCGGCAAGGAGAAATACTTTGAGATTATCAATGAGATATTCCGCCTGAGTGGCGCGGGAGTAGACTTAAAGCTAGAGCTAACTCCTGGTGACAATGACAGTATGACAGCACCAGATGATCAGACGCAGGCTGCACTTCAACAGTTCGGCCAAGCGATTCAGAAAAACAGCGCAGACATACAGGCAATAGTGCAAGCCATACAAGGGCCGGAGCAACCCGTGCAGGCTATGCAGTAATTTATGGCAACAGTAGCAGAACAAACAGAGACAAATGAACTACAGCAAACCGAAGAGCAAGAAGGGCAGCATGTACAAGAGCAGCAGCCCGAAGCCGAAGAGCAGCAAACCCAAGCCGAAGAGCCGGAAGAAATAGGGTCAATTCACGACGACCCTTTACTGAGTTCTTTGTATGAAGACCTTGGCTTAATATCTAAACCCGAAGAGGTAGAGATAGAACAAGTCGAGGAACCTCAACCCGAAGAACCAGAGCCGGAGCCGGAGCCGGAGCCGGAACAGGCCAGTCAGGACGACGAGCCTGACCAACCGGAGCCGGAGCCAGAGCAAGAACCCAAACGAAACAAGACGTTTGAGGTTAAACCTCCTGTTACCCAAACGGATGTTAGGGATGCGGTGCGTGAAGAGTTTGAGAAGTTCAAGCTACCTCAACAAACTCCAGAGCCAGAACCACAACCAGAGCAGCCTGTAGACTCTTACGAGGACACTCTTCTCGACGAGCAGCGTGATGAACTTGCCTTAGCTAGATACGCCGAAAGCAAGATGCCCGACAAGTATAACAAGATGGGCAAAAAGCTGTTAGACTTCTATAAAAAGCTCGATGCTTATGCAGAGAATGCACAGCAAGATCCTGACAGAACTCTAGATCATAACGATGAAGAGTTAATGCAGTTCATCGAGGATAATAAGCCCACCATTTCTGCATCTGAAACCAAGAAGCTGGAGAAAATGATGTGGAAAGAGGAAGCCCTTGAGGAAGCCCGTAAGGAAACTCAGAAAGACCGGCAGGATTTTGAGCGTAAGCTCCATGAGCTAGAAGCAAGGCCGAAGATTAATGAAACGATAAAAGAGTTTGAGTCTAGCCTGCCTGCAATGGTTCCCGATGAGATAGGAGATTTGATTCGTGATGCCGGATTAGACAAGGCCGAGAAGGAAAGCCCTTATGAGGTGTCCATCATTAAGGAGAAGATGGCTAGTGCCACCAACCTTGCCAAAGAATACTTAAACATAAGTAACGGCATCAAAGATTTTGATGGGAACAATAACAACCACTCTTGGTTGTTAAGTTTCATCAACAATCAAGCTGAGTACTTTGCGAAAAATGGTGGCAACGATCTGGTCAGGCAGGATTCGTATGGCAACAAGGCAAACTTTGTTACACCTACTGAATACGCAGGGCTTGCAGGAAAAGGACAAACGTCTGGCAAATGGACATTCACTAGCGACGACGTTCTTAAAATGCTTGGGGCTAATGCCATTAAAGAAGCGCAAGACACCATAAAAACTGAGGAAGAACGGTTAACTAGGATGGGTTTTGTTCGTCAAAAGAAATCACCCGCCGCAGAACCGAAGAAAAAAACCAAGCAAGCAGCCGAAGCAAAGCCAATTACTCCACCCAAATCAAAGTCTAGTGCAGGCCCAGGTGCTGCTGATAGTGCAGCAATAGAGGAGCCTCCTCCTGTTGGTGGCGACATTATTGACATACTGAATATGAAAGAGTGATTCCGCACAACAGCGGATAAATAATTTATAGGCTAAAATAAATTCATTTAGCCTACATTTTATAAACTTTTTTGGCGGGTCATATACCGTCCTGTAAATTGATTTCAACCTTCTAGTAAGGGAAACCATTAAAAGTATAGGACTAAATTATGGCACTCAGTAATATTGTAAGCAACGTATCCTCGGATGGAAGTGGCACAAGGACACTCCCCACGGATAATTGCACCCCACGCGCCTTAATTGTCGATGATAGCTGCGGCTGCACCCTTACCAAGGCCAGCTTCAAAGCTATGACTAAAGACATGTTTGAGGCTCAAGGTATGGACGAAGTCGGCATGGCCCGAATCATCGCCCAGACTAAAGAGGCTCGACTAGCAGGCGCACAAGAGCGGACATTAACTGATCTTCTCTTGAGTCGGCACGTCTCATTGCCCACGGCAAAGGGAGGTGGAAGCGAATCGATCATTGCACCATTCAGCTTGGTTCCACGTCGCAACACAGTTAACCCGAATTACTTCCAAGTATATGCTGGGTCTGTTCCTGCGACAGGTGATGCAGCTATTGCATCTGGCGGAACTGCAATTGATGCAACTGCAACAACAGGGGCTGGCGCTGCTCTTCCAATGGAAGGGAGTTCTAATGCTGGCATCGCAAACACGTTTGCTTGGACAATCAAGGTTTACCTTGGGCCAGACCCAGGAAGTGGTATCACCAAGCAGAACTTTAACAAGAGTTCCGTTGATAATCTTGGCCGTTTCTTCCTTCCTGGTATGTTCATCATGGTTGAAACAAATGGTAACGGAATTTACCAAGGGCCGGGTGCTGACTCTGATAGTTACAGCGTTCAGATGGAGGTTATCGGTGCTAAGTCGCTAACAAACCAGACTGTGAACGGTGTTGCTGGATACGAAGCAGCCGAGGTTATTGTTAAGCCCAGCGTAGATAAAGATACATGGGCTGGCTATAACGGTACTGGCCCGTTGAACTCTGGTACTGCCGCTGAGAAATTACTCAAGCAAAAGCATCAGCCAATCGCTGGCACTTTGTCTATCTTGGCTAACTCTGTCAGCGACTACGAGAAGTGGTGCGAACAAGGCCCAGCCATCAACGACTTAAACCTTGTTGAATATTGGCAACAAACGATGCGGTGGACGCATTGTTACAACGACGAGTACTTGAAGGCTCTTGAAGCTCCTTATGCTTCGGACTGGTTCAAGAACTTCCGCAGCCTTCCACTTGCACAGCAACGCAAGCAGCAGGAGATGCTACACGAACGCTCGTTTTATAACACCGTCTTCTACGGACAGGCTATAAACGATAAGCAAACCGTTAATGGTTATACCGATCTGCCAAAGGTCTATGACTCAGCAGATGCCACCTGTCACCTAGAGTACAAGGCCAACACGCTTGGTATTCGCACACAGCTTAATGAGTGCGGACGTGTACATCCTGGTGCAAATGCTGCCTTAAATATCGACACGATTCTTGAAGCTGCTTACGCAGTCAAGAGAGAGCGTGAGAATACAGCAGGCACGGTTGACACCATCGATGCCATGACCGACAGGTTCACGGCTGCTAAGATTCACGACATAATGATCAAGTACTACAAGGCTAAATATAGTGCTGACATTACGTTGTTTATCCAAGCTGGTCAGAAACTGACGGATAGTGTGACCGGCAAGGTTGCCTACACCTACAACAAGTACGACATTCCAGATCATGGCCTGAGTTTAGCGGTGTTCACCGATCCGTACTTTGATGATCGTTTGACTGCCACTACAGGTGCGCCAACGTCTCTTGCCGCCGGTATAAAAACCCGCGCACGGACGTTCTGGATGATCGACTGGTCTGATATTGCTATTAATATCATCAAGACCAACAGCGTTCGTCGTCAGACTGATGTGGACAATGACATCTACAACTGTGTCATTCAGCCAAACGTCAATCACTACATCTTGAACTCCAAGACTTTTGAAGTTCGGGTTGGCAATCCAAATCGCCACGTTGTGATTGAGAACTTCACGGACGGGTGTCCGACCCTGACTGTTGCAGGGTGCGACCTGTCTTAAAGTAATCACCAAGGGCGGGGGGGCTAGTCTCCCTCGCCCTATATTTGTAATATTATGGCACAGATAAAATCAACTGACACGTTCACGGACGTTAAAGATCACATTCAAAAAGGTAGAATCCTTTCCAAAGGAGCAAACCTTACTATTGCGAGTGGAGCTATTACTGTTACGGATTCATACCACATTGTTGACGGCGAAGGGGCAACCGATGATGCATTAACTGACATCAACGGAGGCAAACAAGCTGGCCAGATACTTGTGTTGCAGTCGGCTGATAATAACAACAACATTACAGTCACCCACAATACAGCAAAGCTATGCCTAAACGGTGCAGCTAACTTTGTTTTGAATACGAACATCGATACGCTTACTTTAATGTACGATGGAGCAAAATGGGTTCAGATAGCCTCGTCCAATAACTACGACGACTAATTTCTCTGCTAACTGCTCGCCATTTGGGGTAGGGAGGAAACTCCCTGCCCCATTTTTCCTTTGACCCACCCTTATGCAGGAGTACTTTAGGAGTTATGGCAGAAAAGCATTATGGCATTGCCAACGCGAACAGGCTAATTGAGGTCAATGGAGTCGCCTTGAGGTTCACTCCATATGAACACAGCGCGGGTGCTTATACCGGATTCTATTCCACATCTAACACACAGGAACAAAAGTCTTTGGATGATCTTGTTAAGACCAAAGAGATTTTTGTTATGACTGGAGAGGAAATAGAAAACATTAAAAAAAAAGCACCAAGCTTGCGAAGCTCAACAGTTTCTCCGGCCCAACCCCCACCAGTAGAGGATGCGGTAGCTGTGGCAGAAAATAAAGAGCTACCCGATGTTGAAGATATTCTTGCGGTAGAGAAAGTGGCGAAGCCGGTAGTTAAAAAAAGAGGGCGTAACAAAAGCACATGACTTGGAGCGAGTTTAAAACTGACGTTAAAACATTACTAACCGTCGATGCCAACCGTCTTGGTGCTACAGATTTTACTAATCGTTTTATCTTAGCCGGAACA